CCTCCACCAGCCGGGCTTCACACTCTGTAACAAACCCAGGCAGCTGGGCCTCAGGTATGCCAAGCGAACAGACCCCCCGCGAGTAATGTCCGCACCGCTTGCACCCCTGATCTGCTGGCACAACCCGTTTGTACTCGTGTATCACAAGCAGCTTGTTGCCGTGGCACGTCCAGCGCTCCAGGCAAACCCGGCACTCGTACCGCCTGCGGCGCTGCTTATCGGCAGCCATGTCGGTGCTGAGCACGTAAACACGCTCACTCCGGCACCCGGGACAAACATTACACATCGTCTTTCAGCGCAAAAACTTTCCGGCCATTCCAAATCAGCCGGTATGGCGACAAAACTATCTCTGGCGCCTGCTCCGTGTACCACTTGTGGTCACACGTCCTGCACCTCCTCCGCCTAACAATCAACCCGTTGCGCAACTTGCTAGTCGACACAACCGAAGTAAGCACCGAGCCACACTCGACGCAAGGAACTTGCGATGCTGGCACAGCTCACACTTCCTCATCGTCTATTAAGTCCTGCATACACCGCAAGACCGCCCCACGATCAAACCCACACCCCGCCATAAAGTCCACAAACTCCCTCAACAGAGACAGTACGGTCAGCGCCTGGAACTTAGTGCTCACCACATGAGTAATCTGCTGGGCCTCGTCAGCCCGTATCAACTGGAATTTGTAGGTTTCCATCAATCCTCCAGCATGTTGATTAAACGGTTGAGATACCAAGCCGCCTTCTGCAGGTCTTGCCTGGGACAATCCTTGCTCCAGCAACGATGCACATACTTGAGCACCTGCCACTGGAGCCCTCCGGTCACCGCGTTCGGCGCAAACTTCACCGAATCCTCGATGACGTCAATCACCTCAAACTTCCGCCCCATCGCATAGTGGGGCGGATTATGCACCTGATCAGCCATTAACAGACAGGGGCTCTACACCCTTCCAAGTTTTGCCCAGTTTGATGTGGTTGATGGTCGTGGGATGCACGTTGTATGCCCGTGCCAGCGACAGTCCGGTGCGTCCCCGCAGAAGCGCCCCCCTGATGTGCGCCACCTGCTCAGCCGTCAACGCCTTACGCCCCCTCTTGCGGCGAGACGCACGAGTCTTACTTTGAGACTTCGGAGTGTCAGAAACTTGCACGACTTTCTGACTGACTGGAGCATCCACCTCGACCTCGACGGTCTGCGCGTGCTCCAAGACTTGGGTCAGATTCTCCAGCGCAGTGCCGATCTCAACGAGATAAGCCTGGAGCTGGTTGCTGTCTTTGGATGAAAGAAGTGTGAGCATAGTGCTTAAGAAGAACTGGATTAGTGTACTAGGGAGTGAAGGTCTTAGCGAGTCTCAAAAGAGTCTCAGGTGGGATAGTGAGAATCTCCGTAAGCGCCAGGGCCGCCAGCCGCGCATGGCTGACGGTCTCCTCTTCCTGAAACCGCTGGAGCAACCGGGCATAAAGGTGAAGGATGCTGGCTGGTTGAACCCAGGTCGTGTCCCTCTCAATCGGCTCAGTGCCGTAGTCCCAGTCGTCGTAGTCGGTCTCGTTGCGGATGGAGCGTGCCAAGGCGTTACGGATTTGCTGGGTCGACCGGCTCCCAGTGGTGGACGCGCTGCTGGATGAATTCTCGGAGCTGTTCATAGTCCTCTGGAACTACCTCGTCGGTATCCAAGTCGAAGGAGCCTCGGCACAGGGCAGGCCCATACTCCTCTGGCTCGAAAAAAGTCTGCGGCCATGCAACCACAGCATCATCCACCAGAGCAAGAACACCAACGCGCTCATCAGAAATCGTCACAGCTTCCAGGGAAATGATGTCAGACATCTGCCGTCTCCGTCATCTCCGACACAGGCTGCGCCAGCCAATCCATGTACTCGTCGGACGTCGCCTGGAGATAAGACTCAAGAGACTCGACACGAGACAGGACAAGCTCGTCGTAGTCGGTAGCCAGCCCGTAATCTTTGCTGGTGCGGATGCGCTCTTCGAGAGCCAGGCGAGCCCACCGGACGGCGTAGTACCAGCTGCTTAAAAACTCGGTGGGGATGCTGGTGCGGAAGTTGGAGTAGTTCATTGGTGTGTTAGGGAGACAGGCGCCTCCCGGTTGGTTGAACTCCCATACTGTGACACAAGAACAGGGGACCCGTGAGCCCCCTGTTCACACTTTGTAACAATCGCAAGCGGCTTAGCGCGGGATGCCGAGGGCCTCGGGCGGGTAGGTGGTCATGACGCAGACGTCGCAGCCCCGCTTGAGGGCCCCACCGACCACGTACTGGAAGGCGTCGCGGGCGTCGTCGCACTCGGGCACCTGGACCTCGTCCACCTCGATCATGCGGCCGTTCTTGAACCAGCTGGTGCGGATGATGCTGTGGATCTCGTCGGGGATCGAGCACTGGGTCACGGAGAGCATGGGCCTCCGAGGAGGCCGTGGCTCGCGCTTGGTCTTGGTTGAGGTCGCCATCGGAGGTCTCCAGAACAGCCACGCCGCGATGCGGAGCAGCCCTAGGAATAAGTTAGGTGCTCCAAACCTTGATAACGGCATCTGGGTAGCTAACGAGTCGATCGGATTTCCCACGGTTGCAGTCTGAGCACAGAGTCCTTAAGTTGCCTGGGTCGTTGCTACCGCCTTTAGAAACCGGAATCGTGTGATCTACTTCTAGTACAGCTCCTGTGGAGGCAGATGCTCCGCAGTCACAGCATCTAAAACCATCTCGCTCCAATATTGTATGGCGTACACGAACAGATATATTTCTTCTACAACGAGCACTGTGCCAGTATTTACGCGCAACGGCTACACCATCAAAGTAACCATGCTTACGTATGTCTATGTCTGAATGTGCGTAAATTTGCTTGAACGCTTTACCTAAAAAATATGCACAGTTTTCGCCATACACATTTTCGTTTTTACCGCTGATGTGTAAAATCCAGTTTAGAATATCTGTAGTGTTGTTTACGCAGTTTAGTAAAATTTCATACATAGCAGCTTCGTTGTATAAAGCGTAAAAAGTTCCTTCGGTATCTTTAATGTATTTAAATTCCCACGGACCCCATGTTATATTTAAATTGTTAAAGCCTTTTACATGAAAAACAGGTAGAGGTCTATCTCTAAGAGCTATAAGTTCTTCAGGATTATTTAGTTTGCGAAGACAGGTATCTGCAACAAACTGAGTATAAGGATTGCTGAATTGCATAAGATGGGCGGAGCAAGCTCCGGGCGTAGGTGAACGGGGCTGTGCGGCCACTGGTGTGGCGACGCATGGGGAGGGGCTGGCACCCCTCCCTTTGCCTTGCCGGGAGTTTAGCTCCAGGTATCCGCGGCTGTACGGATCAGGTCGTCCAGTTCGCTCTTAGATCGCTCGCGCGTGAATAGCCCGCTGGCATCCTGTCCGTTTTCGTCAGACACGTTGCGGGGCAATGGGTTTGAGCAATCTGACTGACCCTGTTTGTCCGGTCTTGTCCGTTTTTGGGCGGAAGGGTGTCCTGGATCGTCGGATGCCCCAAAAAAGGACAGCCCCCGGACAGTTTCGGACACTTCAGGACACCCGGAATCGTCAGATCCAGTACCAGCACTGTCTTCTTCTTCAAAATGGACACCTTTTAGCCCGACCCCCCTGCGCGCGGTAACAGCCTGGTACCTCCGGTAACTGGCCTTACCCTCGGACGTGACCAGTCCACGGTCGATCAACCTTTCGAGCGCCTTACGGATTCCTTCAACGCTTCCCCCCACGACTGGGTCTGCGTTCAATTCGCGCCGCGTCATCGACTCTCCGCGCGTCCGCAGCCGCTGGAGCACTCGATCCACCACCGAAGCCGGCGACCCCTCCTCGACCCCCTCACTAGGCAGGTCCTTTAACTCAAACGTCAGGTCAGCTTGCTGGCGCAGCACCAACTGCTTCCCCTCGTTGCCCTCGCGGCTCTTGTTGATGGTGATAAGCCGCGCAGAGGCCCCTACACGCTCCTTCTCGCCCTTCTCAGGTCGCCGGATAGCCCAAGACTCATCCACGCCGTCTTCGAGCGCTGTGGTGCCCCTGAAGCCCCCCTCCTTGTTGGCGTGGTGGATGAAGAGGATTGTGGTGGCCGGGAAGCTCTCGCCGTTTTCCGAGGAGTACCAGTAGAGCGGCTCGGCGTACTCAGCCTTGTTCTGGTCAAAAGCACAACCACGCATACAAGCCGTCACCGAATCCCAAACCACCAACTTGGGACGGTGCTCCTCGATCTGCTGAATAAACCAGGGATACCAAAGCATCGAGACCTTGTTACGCACGATCACCGGATCGTCAGCGGTGAAATCCAAGTCTTTGAACTGCTTACGAATCCGCCGACTGTTCTGGTCGCCGTTAAGCCAGAGAACCGTGCCCTGCTCAACCGGTACGTCCTGGCCCTGTACAGAAAACGGAATCCCACGGGCAATGTGTTTTGCCAGCGTCAGAACTGCCATCGTTTTGCCGCATCCTCCACGACCGTGCATCAACACAGTTCCCGGTTTCGGCAGCAAATCAGGAATCAGGTATTCGATTGGTGTTTCCTCCGTGGCAAAAATTTCCTGCAGCGATCCACCATGCGATCCGCGACGAAACTCCTGATCAGCAATTAACAGACGTACAACAGCAGCCGCATCGCGGTAGCCAGCTTCGAGCGCAAGCTCGTGAAGTTTGTGCTGCACCTCGGACGGGTTAGGCAGCTTCATGGCCGCTTCACCGCGCTTAACGATCTCTTCGTGTGGCAGGCCGGTATTACGGAAACGCTGCACACGGTCCTGTTCCACCTCCGTAACAATTCGTCGCAAATCCTCGGACAGCCACAGCCGCCCGGGCATCTGCTGGTCCGCCATCCAGAACAGCGTCCCCAGGCTCACCGGCCCCTTCCTGAACGACTTCCACACCTCCTCACAGGGATTGGAGTCCACCCACTCCTCCGAATACTCCGGGTCATCCGCCGACCATGCACTCCACAACGTCAACCCAAGGTCGTTCGGCAACTCCGAGTGGATCGCCATCCCCACCTTCACCCAGTGGTCCCGGCTCCCCGTCCCTTGCCCCGGAATCACCCGCAACGCCGACTGCACAATCTCGGCCACCTCAGCTGGGTCTCGATCCGAGAAATCCAGCGCCTTCCGGTTCTTGATGAACCCGCCATCCTCGATCTGCTTCCCCGCCGCATCCCGCATCTCCGCCACAAGCCACTCAGGGGCCTCTGGAATCGCCTCCAGGTCCCCTGCAAACCCGTATTGACCTGCTGGTGCCTTCCCATCGCTGGAGCCCGGATAAGCGCCATACAGGACCCCCTGACGGCCCCACAGCACCTCGTACCCCGCCCCGGTATCCGAAAGCCCAATCCCCTTCAGCTCACCCCACAGCGCCTCCGGCACGCGAAACAGGTACTTCGCCGCGTTGGCCTTCGTGCTGGTGATAACTGGCGCGTTATCAAGCGTGCTACCCCACTTCTTCCGCAACTTGGCCAGATTCCTGTCCACGTCAAGGATCACAAGGCCCCCACTCCGGGCCCCCGTAAACACCCCCACGGCCTGGAACACATCCGGCTTGCGCTCGATCTGCAGCGCCACATCCGCCGGCGTCATCACCGCATGGTGCGACTTCTCCAGCGGCGTCTTGCCCTTTGAGATTTTCCCAGACTGGAGCGCCCTGTCCTTGGCATAGATCGGGGCATATGCCATCCCCACCGGCAACTGGCGCACAAACGCCAGCAATTCTTGCGTCGCGTGAGACACGATGTTAGACTCCTACAGAAGTTGGTTTTTTCCGCCCCGGCGCCTTTCCACGCTGGGGCATTTTTCTAGGGTAGCCACTCGGGCAACCCCGTGCTACTGTGTAAGGGTTGCCATCGAGGCGACATCCCAAACACCCAAACATCATGGCTTTCCTTTCAAAAGCAGCTTCAGCAGCAGTCTCCACCAGCGGTGCTGGCGGCGGCTACCTCCAGCTCTCGAAGCTCCCCGACGGCGGCTCAGTCCGCTTCGCCATGCTCTCCGACGAACCCCTGGAGTTCTACGAGTGCTGGGGCACCTGCGACGGCGCCTCCCGCCCCTTCCG